GCTGGACAAGTTCTCCCCGGTATCAAAAGCGCAGAAATACTGCCTCTGCTTTATTCTGACGTTTATTTTCAAACTGACAGCTGTTCTTACCAGACCAGCGGTAACACCACTCTTTCCAAGCGCACTCTGACCGTTGGTAAGGTTAAGGTACAGGAAACCCTGTGTCCTAAAGACCTCGAAACCAAATACACCCAGAAAGCGTTGAACGCTGGTGAAGCTATCGACATGGGTGTTTTCACCGAGCAAATCGGAAACGAAAAAGCTGCAAAGATTGCCGAAGCTATCGAAACTGCTATATGGCAGGGTGATACCACTGGTGGCGTTGGAAACAACGGTTACTGGGATGGTTTCCTTACCATTTTGGGTGACCTCGGATTTGGCGGTGCTGGCGACCCCATCAAGGGTAACGTAGCCAACGCTTACACTTCAATCACTGCTTCAAACATCGACGACATCATCGGAACAATCTACGGTGTTATTCCTGCTGAATTGTTGGGTAAGCCTGATTTGTTTATCGGTATGGGTGTTGACACTTTCCGCAAATACCGTCAGTGGCTGGTAGGTGCTAACCTGTACCACTACCCTGCTAACGAAGTAGCTGAAATGGAAATCATCGACCCTGTAACTGGCATCAAGATTTACGGTCTGCACGGTATGAACGGCACAGACAAAATCGTTGCTGGTCTGTGGAGCAATTTCTGGTTGGGTACTGACATGATGAACGAAGAGGAGAGCTATGAGTTTATCTTCAACCCTTTCGAGCGTCGCGTACAATTCCACGCTGCATTCAAATATGGTGTTCAGATTGCTTACCCTGAGCAGGTAGTTTATTTCTCACTGTAAACATTAAGTAAGTTACCAAATAGTAAGTTAAACCCGGGGGGTGGGGATACAACCTCACCCCCTTTAATTTAAAAATAAAATATGGCTTGTGTACTCACCACCGGATTTACCTTGGATTGCAAAACCGCATCCGCAGGTATCAAAACCATTTGGCTCGTTGAATTTGATGCCAAATCTACCCTAACAAAATCAAGCGGAGAAGTTTCCGCTCACACCTTGTCAGGTGGCAAATCTTACTTCAAATATGAATTGGAGAAAGAAACTGCCTCAATGACTTGGAGAACTATCCCATCAACCGAGAACGGAACCGTATTTTACGAGGCTGACTTGGTTGCCCGTCTGCACAAAGTTACCACTGCCCAGCGTAACGAAATTAAGTTACTGGCACAGAACAGAATGTTGGCCATTGCCCTTGATGCAAGCGGTGACTACTGGCTGTTGGGTGCTGACTATGGTGTTCAGTTGCAGCAGAGTGAAAGCAATTTCGGTCAGGCATTTGGTGACTTCAAAGGTCATGTGCTGAACTTTTTGCACAAAGAAACCGATTTGCCTTTGAAAGTTCAAAGCGGTGTTGTATCTTCGCTCGCTCTCGGTTCTTGATTGATTTGAGTGTTTCATGCAAAGGAGGTCACCTACGGGTGGCCTTTTTTGTTTAACATCAAATCTACCTACTTTTATAGTTGATGTTATACATCACAAAAAGCGGCACACCTGAACTTATAATCACGGGCAAAGAGAAAGTGACTATTTCTCCCGTGTATTATTTATTGGTGTTCGAGAGCGAAATGTCGCAGGAACGCAAGGCATTTATCGTGTCGGACAGCAGCACAGCACCCAACAGATATCAGCTATTTTCATTTGTTGAGGGTAGCAGCACCGCCAAAACGCTTGCCGTAGGTACGCATTATTGGTCATTATACGCACAAACTTCACCGACCAACACAAATTATCTGCTGGCAAACGAGGAAATCGACAGAGGCCTTGCATATGTTTCTACCAGCCACACCCCATTTAATGACCACGAGGTCAACACAACGATTAAACAGCACAACGTAGGATGAGTTTTGAACTATTACGCATAAATTTTGCCGAAAGCAAGTTGCCTGTATTCAAAGAGAATAAGAATAAGGGCATAATGTATTTTGGGGAAGCCAACGATTTCCCGCAGCACTTATTGGAATTTTACAACCGTTCGCCAAAACATGGTGCAATCGTACGCCAAAAGGCACGATTTGTAGCAGGTGAAGAAACGATTGTGGAGGGCAACCCCAACGCTGTCAAAATAATTGATTACGTGAACCCTTACGAGGGTGTGCAGGAGTTCAAAAATAAACTGGCACTTGATTACGAGTTGTTCAACGGCTTTGCATACGAGGTGCATTACAACAAATTGGGACAATTAGCTGCTTTATACCACGTTGATTTTAGCAAGGTTCGTACACTTGACCACGACTTGTATATGTACGCAGAGGATTGGAAAAAGGCGAAGCATGAGGACATGAAGCATTACCGCCCTTTCAACCCCAAAAAGGCACAGCCAATGGAGGTGCAGTTGTTTTACTTCCGTGAATACGCACCGGGATTGGGTGTTTACCCCCTGCCACCTTACCAGCATTGTTTGCAGTATATTGAAATTGATGTTGAGATAGCAAACTTCCACAACAACAACATCCGCAACGGGTTTTCAAACGGTACGTTGGTACAGTTGTTTAAAGGGCAGCCATCGCAGGAAATCGCCTACGAATTTGAGCGTAAGTTCAAAGCCAAAACAACCGGCACGGACAACGCAGGTGGTGTGCTAATTCAGTTCAATGAAATGAACGAGAAAGAGGCCACCATTAATCACCTGCAACCGAGCGAAATGGATAAGCAGTTTTTGCAGTTGAATGAAACGGTGCAGGATGAGATTTTCGTCGGTCATAACTTCCCCAAGATTTTATTGGGCTACGCAACTGAGGGTGCATTGGGGCAGCGTAACGAAATGATACAGGCGTATGAGTTGCTGCATAAAAGCTACATCAACCGCAGGCAGGAAAAGATTGAAACGTGCCTTGAAAATACCCTTGAAACCGTTTATCCCGGCATCCAAATCAGCACCAAAGACAGCGAGTTTTTAGCTATTGATTACGTGGCTTTGTATGGTGCAGGAATTGCCACCGTAGATGAAGCCCGTGAGCAGTTAGGATTGGGTGAAAGTGAGCAAAAAGTTATTGATGCAGCGCAGAAAACCATTGACAATATCAACAGTTTGTCGCCATTGGTAGCAAATAACGTGCTGGCAAACATGACCGTAAATGAAAAACGTGCATTGGCAGGATTGCCACCTATCGAGGGCGGTGATGTGCTGGCAAATACCCCAAGTGAAGCACCTGAGCCTACCACATTTACAGCAGTAAAAATGAAATGTGAATGTGAAACATGGAAAGACAGCGACATCGAGGTATTTTCCAAGTTCGGTATGAGTGCTGATGAGTTTGAAGACGTGCCAATGTTGTTTGCCCTTGACACAAAAGAGAAAAAAGTCCTTGCGGTGGTTACGGCTGATGAAAAAGCCACGGTGAAAAACATTGCTGATGCCGTAAAATTGGATGAACCAGAGGTAATCGAAATCCTGAAAAAACTGCAATCCGACGGCAAGCTGAACTGGACAAACAACGCAATCAAAATCACCGACATTGGGAGGGCAGACATTCAAGACGAGGGATTGCCCAAAATAGAGGTGCGTTACAAATACGATTTAAGCCCTGATGCACTGCCTTTGCAACCAGGTGGAAAGTCGCGTGAGTTCTGTATCAAAATGACCGACTTGAAAAAGCTATACACCCGTGCAGAAATAGACCAAATAAGCGGCATAGTAGGTTACAACGCATGGCTTCGTCGTGGTGGTTGGTACACTGTTCCAAATAGTGAGCCACCATTGCACATTCCGCATTGTCGGCATGAGTGGTCGCAAAAAGTAGTAAGGAGAAAATCATAATGGCAACATTTGCATATTTCATATCAGAGCAAGACGTCAAAAAGAACACCCCGATTGACGAGAATGTAGACAGCAAGCTGCTACAAACAGCCATGCGTACCGCCCAAGACATTTATATTCGGGATATAATCGGCTCAACCCTTTACGATAAACTTTGTGACGACATAAACGGGGCCGGATTGGCGGGTAATTACCTGACTTTGGTAAACAAATACATCGCACCTTGCCTGTATCACTACGTTATTACGGATAGCATCCTACCCATGACGTTCAAAATGATGAATAAATCGGTTGCTACACGGGGTGCGGAGAACGCAAATGCCATTGATGTTGACCAGTTACGCATGATTGAGCAGCGTTATCAGCAAAAAGCAGAGTATTATGCCGAGCGTATGCGGTTGTATCTGTGTGAAAACATGGATTTATTTCCCGAATATAAGACACCTGCAAGCGGAATTGACGTAATTAACCCACAAGACCAAGTGATTTTTGGCGGTTTTATGCTGGGTGAAGACGAGGAATATAAATTTTTACGTGGTTTTTTTAGATGAACAAGGTAAGAATCAAGAACGAAAACAAATTAAAGCTATTTTTAAGTGGTAACGATAAACCAACTACTGGCAGCACTGACAAAAGCAGGGCAAAATCACAAGCAGATAAAGGCAACAATCGTTAATGTTGAGCCAAACATCAACACAAACGGGGAGCAGCTTTATCCGTTGATGCGGATTTTCCCTGATGGCTCACAAGTGACCGTTGACAAGGTCATTTATCGTTTTGCCGTTGCCATTGCTGACCGCCACCGTGAGGATTTTACCGATGCGGTGGAACGCATATCCGATATGCACACCGTGATGCTGGATATTTACTCCATGCTTCGCTACGTTTATCGTGGCAACATCGCAGGCACTTGGGTAATAGCCGACAGCATAACCCCCTTTTATGACGCACAAACAGACATCGTAAGCGGTGTGGCTTGTGTTATAGAATTTCATTGCAGTAACCTACGGGATTACTGCGACACCCCTAATAACAATTTAACATTTCCAACAATAGAATAAAATTATGTCAACAGCAACAGAATTTATGAGCGGCTTCACAGGTAGCCGAGTGATTTCAGGAACCAGTCCAGTAACTGGTCGTTTTCAAGGCTTTGTGGTTAATGCAGATGCGGTTGTTTCCGCTTGCCTTGACGAGAACAGCGCAAGCCTTATGACCTCAATCGGACTAACTGGTGTAACCCTTAAACAAGGTACTTTTATAAGTGTTCAAGAGGGCAAATTCATCAGCAGCATCACGCTGACAAGCGGTTCAATCGTAGCATATAACGTATGATAAGGCGCGGCA